ATAGTACGGCTTCCCGCCGTATTCGAACCATTCTTCGATTTTTGAATCAGAATATATGGTCTGTACAGCCCTTTCAACAGCATACGGTGTACCCTTGTGACGGTGAATATCAATTGAATTCTTCACCATCTCGCGTTTAGTTTCTATCGGCAGTCCGCTATCATAGTCATCCACATGCAATTGATACGCTAAATGATCAATTACACTTTCTGATTCAGTATCAATAGATGACCACAATAGTAGCGTATTCGTATTCATGAATTCGGCTAGTGTATCGTCCCACGTTTTAGCAAGGGCTTTAATTGGCTCCTTATCGATTGACGATGGAAGATATTCCGCACTGGTATACTTGCTATCACGTATCATTCTTCCTCACTTCCCGCGAATACTACGGCGATTGTATTAGCTACTGCTATACCGCTTTGTTCTGCAATCGGAGTAAATACAGGTGCTGTCACTTCGACGCGTTTAATGCCGGATACCTCCATGAGCATTTGCACCAATCGACTAGGCACTATATCGCGACCTAATTTAGATTTTTGCCATGTCACATAGTCATTAACAGCTTTGTCTGCCTTAGCTTTTACAACTGTTGCATCGGCGCCTTTATCAATGTAGTACTTAGCATCGATATTGTATTGCGTAGTAGTAGGCGCTAATACGGTCAGCTTATCAGTCAAAGGTCTACGTTTCTTATCAGATAAATAATCCGTAATAGTCTTGAGCAATTCTTGCCCAGGAAGCCCTCCTCCTGCTAATAAGGGATAAATATTAACCTCCCCTGGACGTGGAGAAGATACGCCTACATCCGCCACAAGGTGCGACGCAGATTTTGTAAAGTACTCATACGCCCCCTCAGGGCCGGCTACAGAGAACGATTCTGGAGCCTCATGAATACGTTCACGATACGATTCGTCGTCCTCTGTATCCGAACCGCCTTCAGATAGAGTTATATTGCGCATAGTATCCACATAAGCTATAGGGTCAATGATTGTACTTATCTCGCCTGGCTTAAACCCATTGCCTCGCGCCCCGGCAAGTTGTGCCTCAGCTTTTACAGAACCGCTGAGTTGACCAGGCAAAATTACCAAATCTTCAACAGTAGCAAAATATTCGCCACTTCCGGTAGATACCCTAGTCCCCTTTTGGATAATAACTGAGCTTGTACGTGCTGCAGACAAGGTGGCCTGAATCGTTGTGGTAGCTTTTGTTGCCTGTAATCGCTCAACGGCGGCAGGAACAGCTCCAACATGGTCCAAGTTATCGCCTTCTGCATAGGCTAATAGATTTTGTTTAGCTGCATAATTTGCATCGTTCAATAATCGGATAATAATTTCCGAAATTACATTTAAAAATAAAGTAACAGGATCGCCCTCTCCCAAGGTTCGCCCTGTTATTGTTGTGTAAATATCAAATACCTTCTGTTGAACGTGTTCTTTATCTGTGTTAAAAAACTCAACATTAGGTAAATCAGATAATCTCATACAGTCACCATCACTTTCGGAATCAACGCCCCATTTTGTGTGGCGGTAAATGATATATCACTAATTTTGGCACGTGGTTCATACCGTTTAATTTGTTGGAATATGTCGTTAGATAGATGAGCTTGCGCCTGATGGATAGGCATATCAATAATGCGACCATCAATACCAAACTCCCTATCTAGTGGCACGCTACCACGAACAGTAGAAATAATCGTTTGCACATTCTGCAAAATCTCAGCGACTTCACTTTCAGGTGCTAGCGATATCCTATTGTCAGTTACTGGTTTAATTTCATACGTTGCTGACATGGCTAGAACCTCCTCAATATCGTATTAACTTTATTGAACTTCTGACCATATTGATTTAGCATGGACTTTTCTTCTACTGTATTATTATCCGAATATTCCTCAAGAGTTAGAGAAACCTCAATAGATTGAGTCTTACCGTATGCATCCGTGAATAAGCTATCCTCGCTCATAGACATGATGACAAAGTAGTTTTGACTAACAGGTTTACCACCGATAATAAACGGTAATACGGCCCCCGTATCGCGATAATTTCGCAATTTCTTAACAGTACTATCTGGAGATTGTCCAAGTGATGCAGAAATAAGAATCTTACATGTAATTTGTTCCACATCAGGTCCGCTAAATTGTTTGACAGGCTTTTCTAACATCAAATTGTGCTTTTCCCATCGAGCACTACCTGAACGCGTTACATCCGATACAGTAAGAACATTATCTAATGCGGTATAAAATACTATATCCGCCAAATAACCGATATACATCTATACCTCCTATTCTGGTCCTGATGTTGTAGAACCACCAGACACTACACCGCCATGCACATGATGAACTAAGGAAATACCATTGACCACTACATCCCCACCGCTTGAATTAATTGATAAAGTACCTCCAACATTAAGAGTCATATCTCCAGGAACAGTAAGTACACGTTTACCATTATCCGCACCGCCTGGAGTCGGATCCGCACTACTAAAGAATGTGCCAATAATGAATCCATCGGAAAACCCACGTCCGGACCGATTAGGCAACATAATGCACAATACCTGGTCATCAATAGCCGGCATCCAATAGTCCTTATCATGTGCTGCACCTCGATTAATGACAGATAATGGCGCCGTTACAACACCTTCTCTATCTAGGCGTGTAACAACGGCTTTACCTTTTTCAGGAATTGTACTTGAAACATTTCCAATAAATATCATATCCGCTAATGTGGATAATATGTCAGTAGCCATTTAAACACCTCCTTACATCAATCGACGTTGAATAATTGGCCCCTAATGTATGCGTTGCTTTCGTAATTAAATAATTACCATCGAACACCCCAAATCCTTCGAGATTAACCGTAACCGATGCCATAATAAGAGGATTGCCAGGAAAACTAAAAGACATTGTATCGGCTTCTTTATTGGCTTCTCTTAGCTTCTTTTTAGCCAATCTCTTTGCCTCAGCCTTATCTTTAACCTGTTCATTAACCTCTAATACAGCAAGGTATGTGTGACCCTTACGGTCAGGATCTTCGAATGTATCCTCGATAACGGATTTCTTATCCTTATCTGTATATTTCACATGGCATGCTCGATATACTTCACGAGTTTTACTTTTGTACGAATAAGATAAGGCTCTAGTAATAATCAAAGGCGGTTGCTCGCCTTCCTTCGTCTGTACAGGTTGATATTGTCCACCTGGTCTACGAATTATAACTTTAGGCTTCACGTTTTCGTATTTGTAATCATCGAATATAATCAACTGTTCAGTGGATACCTTAAGAGAAAACCCCGCATCATTGCATAGTTTCTGCAAGAATGCGAGGTCTGATTCAGCACTTTGTGATGCATCTTTTAACGGTGGGTCAAAATCCGCATCCCATACTAGCTTTAATTTATTATCTTTTGCTTTCTCGGTAGCAATCGCTTTAAGCGTTGTAGTTTTCCACGATTTGTCTTTCTTTTTCTCCCGCAAGTCAGTACTACCGATAATAGCGACACCTTTGATTTTAACTACATCAGGAAGGCTACTGCCCTCGAATTCATCAATTTCAAATTTGCCGATTGGCAACGTAAATTGTTCATCCCCTAATTTCTCCCATGCTACGGTATTAATTGCCACTTCTAGTAATGACCCTTTCACAGGGTACCAATCGCCGACCCATAGACGGCCCCTATCTTCTAGTGAGATAGCCACGTCATCTACAGTTCCTGAAAGGTTATCTGTGAAAGTTACATCAAGAAGGTATTTACTAATATCGTCGGTGATGTCCTTTGACTCCTTACTCCCCCAATGTTGGTAACCAATCGTACACCATGCCCGCCGTGCTAACTTCGTTTGTGGCGTTAAATCTTTCTTCCATTTCTGGACCTTAGCTAGGCTCTTTTGTAAGCTCATATACTATCGCCTCCATGGTGGTAAGAATTCAGGCAAGGAATCAGCAGGAACATCTGGGCATGTTAACACAACACCAGCGGAAAATATCGCCGTATTACGATGTTTTTGGTTTGCTTCTAACAATAGATTAATGTATCGTTCGTTGCCATACACCTTATAAGCGATTAAATCCCACATATCCCCTTGTATTGTTGTATAACTAGTCATAACTTAACCTCCGTTGTCCGGCGGTATAGCTACAAATCATTTGTTCAAATTCACGCATTTTAGCGTCCAATGCCGACATAATATCATCAGTTGAACCATTACCAGCATTAATAACTGGTGCAAATGTAATCTGTACAGGCGCCCCACTATTACTAGATGAGGATGTCACAGGTACGCTAGGTGCTAATGATACAGTAGGCACTACAGCTGACTGCGCACCACCCACACCTAACATTCGTCCGGCCGTTTGCCATAGGTTCATAGCATTAGCACTACCATCAATAGGTACAATTACTTCAGGATATCCAGCTTCGCCAATCAATGCGACTTCCGGAGATGTAATCACACCACCATTAGCATACGCATTACCGCCTGCAGCTTGAACACCTACAGTAAAGCCACCACTAAATTGAGCCTTAATGCTATCCCATGCGCCTGAAATTGCATTAGATACAGCACTAGGAATTTGTTTAATCCAGTCTAATACCGCATTATAGGCATCACTTGCCCATTGGCCTGCGGCAGCTACGAAACTGGCTCCCGCATCAGCACATGCACTAGGTAAATTCATGATGAAATTAATAACATCGTTAACCAAACTACTAATCCATGATGTGGCCGTAGCATATGCTTCAGAGGCAAACGAAATAACCGCCGCCACGAATTCAGCGCCCAAAGTGATCATATACATAGGTAAATTGATTAAGAAGTTATAAATATCATCGACCATAGCACTAAATGTAGTAACTGCGAAGTTATAACATTCTGTGGCAAATGATACGACGGCAGATATAACAGCAGTACCAACTTGTACCGCAATCTCTGGTAATCGCAAAATAATACCTATAATGAACCCCACGGCCATACCAATATATGTTGGTAGGTTTAACCATAGATTTACATAGGCAATTATTGCTGCTTTCAATGCATTAAATACGCTTAGCCCTATTGATAATAGGCCATTTATCACAGTCATAATACCAGATATAATGGCGCTCCACGCAGAACTTAAAGCAGTACACACACTATCCCATATTGAACTTAGTCCAGAGCATACACTATCCCAAACAGATGTTAATGTAGCGCAAATAGTATCCCAATTTGTTACTAAGAGATATATTGCCGCTATAATTGCCATGATGGCTATTACCCAAGGCCCCCCTATTAATGCGCCAGCAGCTTTAAAGGCACTCGTAGCTGTTTCTACACCTTTAAATGCGGTTGTAATCGTAGTAATACCTGATGCCAATTTTGTAGCAGTACCATATAGCAAAGCTAATTTCAATCCGTTTGTTACTACGGCTGCAATAGCTTCCTTATTATCCTTCATGAACGTTACAACGGTTTGTAATACCGGTATCAGTGCCGGTAATATTTGCTGAGCAATCGGAATAAACGCCTGTGCCAAACCTAATGCAACTTGCGTAGCTTCCGCTTTCAGGATATTCATCTGCAACCATATTTCATGCAATGATTTAGGATCTATCCCAACACCTTTTATTTGTGATGCGGCCGCTTGTGCATCTGCATAGTTCTCAAATACTTTAGTAAGCTCCATGCCTTTTGCACCTAGCGTTTCAAGCATGAATTCTTGTCCCCGGCCTTGTGCTACCGCATTTTGATAACCTTTAGCCATTGCGTCCAATTGCTGGTTCATAGGCAATAGCTTGCCGTTGGCATCAGTTAAAGATACTCCAAATTGACTGAGGTATCCTTGCAATGCTTCCGCACTTTTGCCACCACCGGCCAAAGTCTTATCCATTTTAGCGAATGACTTTGCCGCTGCTTCCACATCGACACCACTTAACGTCATAATCTTCTTAAATTGTGCCGTCTCAGCGGTTGTCATATGCAGTTTGTTGGACAATTGATAGAGTGCTTCACCGGCATTAACTACATTATCGATAATGGCGCCAATACCAAAACCACCGGCTGCAACCATGGCAAAACTTGCAAGCTTTCCTGTAATGCCACTTACCGCAGCACTAGCACCTTGCGCAGCTGATGCAGCACCTGCTAAAGGACTTGCACCACCCATTTTACTGATTGCATTTTGATGCGCCGTCTGACTTGCGATATTAGACCGCAACTGAGCTTGCCGTTGTAACATAGAATTCAGCTTTTGCTCAGCTGCAATTACTGCGTTCCTATCGCTAACATTACCAGTCTTTTGCGATATAGCTTGTAGTTTTCTATATTGCGCCTGTTGATCTTTGATTGCATTAGATAATTTATTGAGTTCCTGAGATGCTTTTGATACGGAGGAAGATAACCCGCCATCGAGTTTACCTTTAATGGCAATCGCCATTTCTAAGACTTTATTGGCCATTATTTTCTCCCTTTCATTGTTTTATTCTCGCGCTCGATACTATCACTAATGAGCTGAACGTGGACTATGAACTCATCCACGTCTAGCTCTCTAATGAAGTAGTCCATCGGTGTGCTAGTGTATTTACTACACGTAATTGCACACTCAGTAAAATACCGTTCTAGGTCTGTTATTTTTCGGAATTGAGCAAAAAATTCTGTACCTCTAAGCACACTCTAGTGAAATCGGCAGCCGGGAGACTATAAATATCATCCACTTTACATCCGCATACAGCAGCTGCTACATGTGCTTGATACGTCATGGATAATGCCGGAACTGTAATAGTTTTATCTTCACCCTTAGCGGACTTTTCGCATTTAATTAATGTGTACCCGCTGATGCCTTCAAATTGTAAGGAATGACCAGCTTTTACTAATTCAATACCTGTTTGTTCATGTGTTTCGTTCATAGTGTTATGTTTACTCATTAGTGATCGTCCTTTCTACAGACTAAATACCGAGTGCAGCACGAACATCGCCAAGGAAGTCGGTGCCATCAGAAATAGAATCTTTATAGGCGTATTTATCGATTTCACGAACTACCTTGCCATCTTGTTCGAGTTTCAAGTATGTAGTTTCGATTGTGTTCGTTGCATCGATAGTATTGCCAGATTCATATGTGCCATTTTCTTTAGATTTAGCACGTCCACGAATAACGGCACGTGTAGGCACGATTACATATTTATCCTTACCACTATCCCAACATTGGATAGCACCACGTACTTCTAAGCGTACGCCACGACCACCTGTAAGGCGGTGTGTAGTTTCTGTTGGAGTGTTCCAAGTAAGTTTAGTTTCCATAGAGGAGTAGTGACCAATAACTGGCGCTTCTACTTCACCTGCAATGCCCACACCTTTTACAGTTTGAGTCATTACAGATTCACTAGGTAATTCCACTTTGGCAACACCTAAACAGTTGTCAGAGCCTTCTTCGTACACACGGAAGTCATTAAGTACTTCCGGCACTTGATTGATAGATGCCATGATTAATTACCCCTTTCTATACTGTTTGAAATAGCGTTTTGAAATAAGAAACATCGTATTCAGAAATGCTTTCAATTTCTTGCGCTGGAATTGGAGGTGTACGGTATTTATGGAAGCGAATAATACCATTTAACAAATCTGTTGTAGGGTTTTCTGCTTCTTTGAATTCAATACGACCGCCCAAGATAAAGCCACGAGAAGTAAGACCGTTAAGACGGATTGTTTCACTATCAAGAATTGTCTTGATATTACGAGGCAAGATAGGCATATCCACTTTTTGCCAATAGGTTAAGATGAATGTTTGGTCATCCCAATCATTGAACCGGCGTACACAAATGAATGTATCCTTAACATCAGTTGTGCCAGGATATGCACCTGTATAGTTACCCCAAGATACCCAACCATTGATATTAACGGCCGTCATAATACCTTGAGAGTTCAATAAGTTTGCTTGCGAATGCGTAAGCATTACTTCCTTACCATTAGCTAAGCACAAGCCTGTGATATTCATAGACTTATTGGAAGGGGATAACGTAGGAATATCGCTATTGGATGCATCACATTTGCCAATAATGCCCATGATGTGCGTAGACATATGGAACATATAATCGCCATTGCGAACCATCGGCCAACATACGACTTCAGATTCACCTGTATAACTATTACCTTTCTTCCATTCGTAAGCATCTGTGTATTTAACAACTTGTGTAGTATCGATATCTACCAAAGTAGTCGCACCAAACAAGTTATTAATAACACGAGATTTTGCTTTCATCACGGAAGCGACTGTAGGTTGTTGAGAGAATCCAGGTGCAGCAATAAGACCAGGTACAATACCGAAATGATGATAGATTGTATCAATCAATTCAAAGCCTGTTGCTTTTTCATTACTATCTACACCGCCGATTACGTTTTTATAATCGAAGTTTTCTACATCGAGTTCATCGTATGTGAGGTCCAATGTACTTGCGGAATCGAACTTACCACCTTTGATAACAGAGATGATTAATTGATTTTTGTCATCAAATGCCGCCGTGTAATCTGTGTTGACCACACCTGTTTGACCGCCACTAGATACTTGCAATGTGTTAAGCAATACTGCAGCTTTTACAATGCATTTCTTTTCTGTCAATGTAGCAGTTGTTGTAGTGGATTTCTTATGTTTAGCAGGATCCAATACGTTAACAAATACGATTGGAGCTACGCCATACAATTTGAATTGTGCGTACATTGCTTCACACAATGTGAAATGTGTCCAATCTTCAGAATAGCCAAGTTGTTGAACAGCTTCTTCCCAGCTATAACAGATGATTGGCTTATTAATTACTGCGCTAGGGTCTTCTGTAAGGTGTACAGGTGCAGTACCGAACACAATTGGAAGGCCGGCAGTAGTTTGGACAGGAGCAATTACAGAGGTAGCTTGCTCACTTGTTTTGACGCCATGATAAAAGGCCATTTACTTCACTCCTTTATAATTCTTCAATGCGTTAACATAGAATACATTTAATTGTGTGCCTTGTGTTCTCACATCAATCATTGCTTGGTTGAGTTCGTCCAGAGGCACGAATAAATGCATAAAAATAGGGTCTTCCGCTTCCGGCAGTGGTGCACCGTCGCTAAATACCATGAATTGATTTAACCGGCTACTGCGGAACGAAGGCCCAACATATACAACAGGGTTCATCGTTGTCTCCTATTCAATTACTTTATTATCCGTAAATATCTTGTTAAGATTTCTACGAATAACTGGAATGTACACTTCAAATTCAAGATATCCAACCCATTGAGGGTATGGTTGATCATCAGGAATTGTTGTATTAACGGTATTCTCCTTAATTTCATATTTAAGTGCTACTGGATTATCAGATAGTAACCGCTCACGCACTACCTCTAAGAGGTGATATAGTCCGACATGACCTTTTGTTAAGGCCTCGTCATAAGTAGTTACCAATACAGTAATACCTACCGTCGAACTATCCGCATCACTAACAGAATACGGATGCACTACTACGGCTGGACATAACTTGCGCTTATCTTCATTCTTATCCACCCTTGGTAAGAACCCGCTCCATACTCGAATAGGGCTCGTGGTAACATCACTTGTTTCATTTAGCTTGCGCAACTCATCCATGAGATAGGTGGCAATGCCGTCTGATACATCTAATGGTGTCATTAGTTACCTCCTAACGCACGCTCTAATTCGTGATATAGGCGCTTTTCATACATTTCCATGCCTTCTTTTTGCATGGCATTCATAACAGTTTCATTACCAAACATTTGCGGTAAGGCTGGTCCATATATCCCTTTTAATGGGTATCGGTCCTTGCCTTGGCGTTTCATGAATATACCAGATGCACTAACAAAGCCATTTGGTACCTTTGTTTCTGTACCTTTTTTAATAGACACAAACACACCTTTTCGTTTAAGCGATTTAATCTTAAAGTACTTTTGAGCGCTAGTATAACCACCTTTGATACGCATTTCTGTGCCATCATTCAATTTATTAATAGATACACCAGACTTTACGACCGATACACCTTTAATAGCGTAGATATTACGTAGTGCTTGCGTACCTGCTTTTCTTGCGGTTGTTGCAGCACGCTTAGATGCGGCTTGGCAGACACGTCGAACTCTATCTTCTTTTAATGTTTCCAGTGCTTTTTCAATTGTTTTCACTGCACTTTTATCAAGTTCTAGCTCAACCATCCGTCAACACCGCCTCTAGCTTCTGCTCTAAGTTCGATAGACACGAGCCCATCTTCTTCCGTTGCACTTTGAACGATGTACACATCATCATCTAATCGGAATACGTTTCCCTGTGATGGAATTTCAGGTATGTCCTTTAATTTGCAATGCACAAATACAGACACCCCGTGTAATCCGTCATTTGATACGTGAGAGCCATTCGACAAGAATGACTCCCTCGCCGTTGGCGATTGGATAATCGCTTTAGCTACTGTGCCATTTAGATTATGCCCTTCGGCAAATTCGTCTTCATTAAGGAATACATCGTCAATATCGCTTTCTAGGTAATCTCTAAATCGCATTATTTTTTCACCGTAACTTCCGCATCAACTTCAGGTAATTCCATTTCTTCTTCTGGTTCATCTGGAACGACTTCCAATGGTTCCGGTACTTCGATAGGATCATCTTCAGCAGATTCAAACTTATCAGATTCAAGCAAGGACAACGCAACCGTTTTCTTTTTGATGTCGACTACTTCGCCTTTGCCATACATCTCGCCTTCATGTGCTAAATAACCCTTTAATACTCTGATTTTCATAAGTAGGTTACCCCCTATTTAGTCTTAATAGTAGCCCAATCGTCGATAGTTTCAGGAATCAATACGCAACGGGAGTATACAGACAATGTTAATTCTTGTGTAGCCTTATTAGCATAGTAGTAAGGTACATAAATGCCTGCATATGTTGTGAATTGATTGTCATCGTTGAGCAATGTTACTGCTGCATGTTGTTGACGGCCACGGCCAGGAACACCTAATACTGCTGCATCATCACCAATAAAGGATTTTACTTTATCTTCATCATCTTGATATGTTTCAAGGTATGCGTACACATCAATATTCAAAGACATGATACGGCCAACATATCGAACTTGTGGAGACAAGTATTCAGGAGCAAAACTGAACATAGACATGTTTTCGCGATTAGGAATTGCTAACATTTTGTTGATGGATGCATTATCAAGAATGTATTTTTCAACGTTTTTACCAACAACTAACACAGTTGGAACGATACCTGCGTTTTCTTGAATTTTTTCGGACGCCATTTTCAAGTCGCCATAAATGTCAGCACCCGCTTGGTCCCAAGTAGTAGTAGGTGTAATGTCTTGTTCAAATTCGAAATCAATTTCATCAACTTGAACTGTTTCACCATCGTCAGCATAGCCTTCGATTTTGCATTTACCAGTAGTAAGCAAATCGGCTGCCATTTTATTTTTACGATTAATAATTGTGCCTTGTAAGTAAGACAAATCTTCAGCTTGCATTTGTGCGGCACGTTGTGCAGGTGTCATTGTAGACACAATGTTTTCAGCAAATGCACGTTGATCAAGTTGTTCTGGGTCAATAACTGTACGAGGGCCCATCATAGGTGCTTCGTATAAAGCAATTTTAGATCCTGCACGTTTAACATTAACGCCAGATGCACCACGAGATACGAAAGGTGCTAATGTGCGACCACGTTTACGAGTTTCTACTGCGATTTTTTTAGAAGTTGCAACTGCTGGAACTTGTGGGAAGAAAGTATCAAGCAAGAAACTTGCCGGAGTTTTCATTCGTTCCACAGCTTGCATCAAGGAAAATGTATCTTTGAAATCAATTGCCATTATATAGTTCCCCCTATTTAATGCTAGTTAAGAATAAGTGAGCGTCCTTGAAGTCCGCTTCATGATCATTAATTTTGTAAGCTTGGTCAACTACCAATACTTCACGATTAAAGCGACCGGAAATGTATACAGTTAATACATTGTGTTCAGTAGTTGCAGTAGTATCAGATACTACGATACCTGCAGGTTTACCAGTTGTTGTAATTTTTTGGAATGTACCAGCGTTGTTTTCAAGCACTTGGCCACGTTTATAATCGCCGGCTGCTACTTTTACATTTTGAGTTAATACAGGCACACCGCCACCACCTAATAGGTAATCAGCTGCGACACCATTTACTTGTTCGAAATATGCCATTATTTACCGCCTTTCTTAGCATTCGCAAATGCTACGACTTCATCAATTGCACTAGCTTTTGCTACTGCATCATTGGTTTCTGGTGTAGATGCACCTTGAGGTGCTACTTTATCCGCACCGGATTCCATTTGGTCAATAACTAATTGTCGAATTTGGTCGACTACTTTGTTATCAGTTGCAGGAACATCAGATACGGCAGAGATGAAAGGTGTTACTTCATCTACTGTTTTACCTTCTGTAACAGCCACATCAACTAAACGATTGATGACTTCATTGTTACCTTTTAATGCATTTAATGCTTCAACGCGTTCGCGTTCTGCTGTTACTGCTGCGTTTTCTGCAGGTTCATTTGTAGAAATACCGAGCAAACCTTTTAAGCTTGCCATGAATTGGTTTTCAGTCATAGGTTTCTCCTTACTTGTTAAAAATTGTTTGATTTTAACTTCATTTTTGGCCGAATATTTACAAGATACTTTATTTACGATAACCATTCCGTTATTCATAACAGCATTATTAGTAATCGCTGTATCTACTTCATCAATTAGGCCGTAGGACTTCGCCTCGTCGGCTGTGAGCCACGTCTCATCATCCATAAGTGTATTTACCTGTTCAGGTGTCAAAACGTCGCTACGGCTCAAATAAACATTTGCAATGGTTTGTTTCACACTCGCCAAATAGTTAGCCATTTTGGTTAAGCCGTCCGCATCAAAGCTATCGCCTAGATATACGGATGGATTATGAATCATGTACAAGGCATTACTTGGCATGATTACCTTATCGGCCGCGCATGCAATAANAATGTGTGCTGTTACGTTACCAGTGTAAGTCTTAATCATATTGTGGATGGCTTGCGCTGCAAACACGTCACCACCGCCAGAGTTGATGCGCATTGTTAGGTCATTACCATTACAACTAGCCAAGTCGCTTGCAAATTCACGTGGTGTAATTTCATCACCCCACCAAGAGGTATCAGAAATATCACCATACAAAATCAATTCAGATTGACCGGTACCATCTTGATTTACAAAATTCTTAACAGACCAAAATTTATTCATCCTCTTCACCTCCTTTCGCTTCAGATTTAGAGCCAACGGAAGGATTAACCGCATCAGCTAGCCCCATGCCATATTTCTCCATGAGTTGCTTTTCAAAAGCAAGTTGAGCAATGTTTTCTTCAAGGTCTGTCCCTGTCATTTCGGCCGCTTCACGTTCGCGAGTGGAAACTCCATTCTGAACACGAAGGGTACTACCATTCATATCCTTAACAGGGTCAAGGATTGACATAGTTGGTCCGAACCAATCAGAATTGCACCATGCTTTTTTAATCAATGGATCATCAAAGAAACCAGGCGCCTCTATTCGTCCATTCGCTACAGCCTCTATTAGCCATACCTCATAGATTGGTTTACAAAAGTCACGAACAAACCACTTACGTCGTAGTTTATATTCTTCCCAAGCTTGTAACATTGCTGCACGGCTTGCTGAATATGAGGAGTTGAAGTTCTTCATCAATACTTCGTAAGGCTGATTAAGTGCAGCACCTATTTGTTTGATGAGTTGAGTGCTAAATACTTCAAAAGTAGATTGAGCATTGGAAGCATCCACACTCTTTACATCCACGCCTTTCGGTAATGCGTTTAATGTACCTGGTCCTAAATTGTATTCTGATACATCAACTACTGGTTCTGTCGGATCATCAACACCATTGTCGGCCAACATATCATTTAATGAACCGGAGTTAGTCACGGCTTCCGTAAAGAATAGTGCAAAGTACGATTTAATAATGGCAGAGGTGAGCTCTGCATTTGTATATCTATATACTTGCTTCAAGGTTTCAATGACTGGGGCTAAATAAGGAACACCTCTGTACTGCTCAGGTCTAGTATCATTACTAATTTGTAGTACGTTCGGAATGCTTGTTCGCTTGCCGTACGCTTCGACCCTTGCCCATGTTGTTAATACACTTGTAATTGGTTCGCCTGGCACTTGATTGGATACCCAGTAGGCTACAATAGCGCCGTCAGTATCAATTTCTACACCATTCAATATGCGGTTCCCATTATTGGGGTTAAGCGCTTCAACACCAGTCGGGTCACCTGTAACATATGTGGAATCAGTAAGCGGATTACTTACTCGATTACCTTCAATTAATTGAAGTCGTAATGTATACGGCATATCTGGTGTTGTTGGCTTCCGTCTGAATACGGCGAAACTATCACCATCTGTAAGATATCCTTGATATGCGATGCTTTGCATATCGTATAAATTGTTTTTGCGATAAATATCACAGTCTTTTGATTCAGCCCATAAATCAAACTCGGCGCGAACCTTACGAGCCCATGCCCTAGCCTCTTCTGCACTGATTCCCAAGATTTGGAACTTAGGCTTAGGGAATACATTGAGGCCTGCGCCAACTGTATGAGTGGTACTCGTGTTGATTGCAGCCGTGCCAACTGGTGTATTGATGGCTAAATCTGCGGATCTATCACGCAAAGTTGATAGATTTGCACCAATATCAGCCTTATAACCCAGTTTTCTAGGGTTATACCCCTTCAATGACTTGTTATTATGAGAGGCTCCACCTTCACTATATCCGCTATTTTTAGCCCTCGGAGTGCTTATTTTAGCGCTAAATTTCTTATTTTTTCTCGCCATTTTAGCCTCCTAATCCCTAAAAACTACCCGTTTTGACCGATTTCCACGCCCATTATCGGTGTCCATACCTGGTAATTTGGCGCCTCTTGCCACTAAATCATCAATCATTTTTCTTACTTCTGCTAAATTGGCCCTTGTAAGAGTCCGATTTCCGATTGTATAGCTTTGTCCAGTCAATATTGCTTCCTCAGCTTTGACATACCACTCTAACCGTACGTCAATGAGCCTTGGCTTACTTGAATAACTTGTTGCCATACATCCTCCTAAATATCTGCTACTTTACTAGCTCTACGAACACGTTTCCGCATTGGTTTCTTTCGTGGAGTAGTTACTGTTGTAGTGGAATGGCCTCCACCTTTGACTACTTCCGCTAATCTGTCCCAATCTGGATGGATTGAATTCATACATGCTAGGTTATAGACACGTAAGTCCAAAGGTTCATTACGAACCCCTGCCGTAGGTTCCCATATTTCATGGATAACGCCCTTACGTTTTACTTTTTTCTTATGTTCTGAAATAATCCCCTTGAAATACAGCTCGTCATACCCTCTAGTTCCTAGGAATTCTTCATCCAAAGGAAAATGAAAGTACTTAGCACCAGGTTCTTCGATGACCAATCGGTTCATTACCTGTTGTTTCCCATCATCTACACCTAGCATTACAAGCGGAATCTTACTTCCCGATGCTTTACCAATCTTATAATTCAAAGGTATACCAGGTGTTCCGGCCGTACCTTTGATGGCAAATCGTTGCTTACTAAAGTTCTTCTCACAGTATTCGTATACTTTTGATGTGTAGTGACCGCCGGAGTCAATGAAAGCACGTGCTACTTTAAGGCCTGTACCATTCTTAAAGCGGTACACCTTATCAAGTACCGCATCAAGTGCATCCCATGTTGCTTTATTGTCAGGTTCCCCAAGGATAACGCCCTTACATATCCCCCAACATTCTTCGCCATATCCCCAACCGGTGATTTCATATTCTAACCGATTATCTTGTGTATCAACTGCACCAGTTATCAGTAATACACCGTCCGGAAGGTCTGCGCCGTACTTCTCACGGCGCCTAATGAATTGTTGATAATCTTCAAAGGCGCCTTGTTGTGCGTATGATTCACCGAAACGCGTATTCATGACTACCTTTTCACGTGTAGGGTCGCCTTTAGCCTCTAGCCATTCCCTCATGATGTCATTCCAGGTTAACCAAGGTGAAGTAAATCCATTTACAAAAAAACTGCGTATGCCATTATGCAACGCAGCCGGGTTTTTCGATATATACTTTTGAGGAACTTTCCGCATTTCGTCTTCAGAAAATGTAGACCCACAATCAGGGCACCGCCATTTCACATCACTGACTACCACAATCTTCCGCCCTTTAGCGTCCTTATGTTCCTCGGTCTCACATTCCATTTCAGTATGGCGTATCAAATGGTACTCACCACAATTCGGGCACTCATGTTGCCACTCTTCTTGCGTGCCTGTTTGATACTCTACATCGATTCGTGAGCTCCCTTCATTCGTTGGCGTGGAGAATAACCCCATTACCCTATTCCAGAACGTTGTCATACGTTTTGCAGCAAGGTCTACTGGGTCACCTTCTGTGCCAGCACTATCTGGGAAGCGGTCTACTTCGTCCGCAAGTAGCACACGCACAGGTCGTGATGCCAATCCGGCTGGACTGTTCGCCCCGCACATGATAAGACGGCCACCAGGGAAGAGTTTAGATAGGATTGTGTTCTTACCATCTCGTGTCTTGGCCCCGTCTTCTGATTTTGTTTCATAGAATACTTGTGATAATACTTTCGTATCACGGATCATCGGAGAGATACGAGACTTGGAATAATCTTGAGCCAATTCGATAGTCGGTTGAATCATCATGACTGCACATGGGTCAAGATGAGCATATCGACCTAGCACATTATTCATTATGTCTGACTTCCCGACCTGTGATGCTGATTTAACCACTACCCGATTGATACCAGGTTGCGTGAAAGCATCCATAATATCCTTTTGATATGGCGCTCTACTTGTTTTCCATCGCCCTGGTTCCGCTGAAAGGCCTTGTGATAGCATGCGATAATCGTCAGCCCATTGACTAACACTAGTTTTTGGTAGTGGTTTTAGGCCCATTTTAGAGACATATTGCCACAATTCTTTTGCAGTTTTCATGCTATCACCTCCTTTTTTGCATTAAAAAAGCGCACCCATTTGTACGCTTAACCTTGTACCATTTATAGATGTAAACATCATAGCTATTAATGCCTGAGTTTCGACATCCGTATGGCACACTACCTCCATATGTTTTATGTCATGTGCTGATATATTTAGTCCTTGTCTATATTTATATAGGAATTCAGGCATTGCCTTTTCTATCATCAAATATAAATAAAAGGGAATTACATTTCTTGGTTGAATCACCACATATTTTGCATCAACTTGTTGTGATGTATCTAAATATAATAACTCCCCTTTACTTGCAGATACTTGCAAGCAAATACAACCCTCTGGATACATTTGATTCTTCTTAGGACGCCCCAGTATATCAGCAACTTCCGTGATTTTAAATTTCTTGTAATTTTTTAACATTACACAAACATCTTTTG